CCTCCACCGCCTCCACAAGCAGTTAGCAGAAATATTAATGAACTTATTAATATACCTTTGATTGACTTTGATAGCATTATGCCTCCTGGTTAATTACTGTTAAAAAACCAAAAAAGATACCTGTGATAGCAAAAATAAAACAGCCTATCCAATTATCATTTTCATATCCTACTGGGCCGTCAATACAACCGACCGCAATAATTAAACTTATTATTGAAATTATAGCAAATGTTGTTTGTTTCATACTTTTTCTCCTTTTCTAACTATACATACATTATAGCATCTTTTAGGAAAATGTCAACCATTTTGGCGAAAAAATATGGTGCTAAGACCCGCTTAAAATAAGGGTTTTGAAGAATATTATGAAATATTATATAAAAAGGTAAGCCTAACCCCACGGTAGAACAGGATTAGGCTTGTATAGTTAGATAAGGAATAAACTACCGTTGAACTTTTGTACTTAATTAAAAATCTGTTAGGAAACACAACAATGTGTATTATTAACTTTAACTTTACACAAGTATAACATTCATTAAATTAATTGTCAACCAAAATGTATTATATTTTTTTGATATTGATCGCAGTAGGCTTTCCTCTGTTTTCGCCAATGTCATAAGTTACATCTTCACCTTCGGTGATTTGATCTATCCCAGACTCTTGTAAAGCGGAAACATGTAGGAAGATATCTTTACCTTCTTCGCCAGTATCTATAAAACCATAACCCTTTGTAGGATTAAACCATTTTATTTTACCAGTATTACTCATTGTTGTCCTTTGTATTATGTTGTTTATTAATAATGCTTTCTAATAACTCTATAACTAACAAGTTATCAACTCTTGCGATACGCCATTCTTCTGAAATGTAATACATCTCAGTTGAAAGTTCATTATACATCGCATCTATGTGGGAACCCAAATGATCTATTCGATCACTTAATTTGTATATTGAGTGCCCAATCCAAAGTAATAGCACTATTAAAATTACTCTGAATATGTTTTTTATGTTCGTTTGTTCCATTACAATTTAATTTCAATTAACTTTAGTATATTGCCTGTTGGTATTACAGTACTTGACCCACCATCACCAAACTCACCATCTTTATTAAAATTATAATCACTCATTAATACATGAGTGTCTTTGTCTTTTTTAACCAGCCAACCTGTGCTAACACAAATGGCAGGCTTAGACGCTTGAATGTCTTTAAGAGTTCTCCAACTTGGATCACTCTCAATATCTTTCCAGTAAGCAACGTAAAACCCAAACTCCTGTACAGGAGTCCTATAGTCGGGTAAGGCGACCGAAGCCGCCTTATTCCCTAATTGCTTAGACGAATGTCTATTAGGCATCAACGCCTGTAGCCATTGCTTTGTACCCAGCCGAGATAATTTTACGGCTCGCAGTACCTAGACGGTACTTGTTAACACCATTTTTCTTAGTGTTAAGATAAATTGGGTATCCAGCAAAACGTAGTGATTGTACTACTGATTGTGGGTTACCAGCACCAAATCTTGTAGCGATTTGTTTGCTTGTAAGCTCTTGTCCTTTTTCGAACGCTTCAAGAACTCTCTGATTGATTGTTTTCTTAGTCATTGTCTTTACCCTCCATAGGTATTTGATTTTAGTAATTACTATATCAAGATATTTTTCTAACATAGTGATTATAGTATAGCAAAAATAAAACCTAAGGTCAACCTTTTTTTAAACTTTCTCCAAAAATCTCCAAAAAAAATAGGGAACCAAGTTCCCTATTTTATATTTTAACTTTCCTAAATTTTATAGGCCAAGTTTTTCTTTACCATAGTCACCTCGTATCCAGTTGATAACTGTTCCAGGATCAGTATTTGAAAATGGATCAATATCGGCATTATCTTTTTTGCCTTCTTCAACCCATTGTTTAATAATTTTACTATCTTTTACAATCATAGCATATCGCCAAGATCTTGTGCCCATTCCGTTATTTTGCTTGTCTACTAATTGCTCCATACGTTTAGTAAATGCTCCGTTACCGTCTGGTAATAGTTTAACATGTTCAATGCCCAAATCTTTACCCCAAGCATTCATTACAAAGCAATCATTTACTGAAATACAGTAAATTTCATCAATACCTTCGTCAAGAAACTCTTGGTATCTATCTTCAAACCCTGGTAAATGGTTAGTTGAGCAAGTTGGTGTAAAAGCACCTGGTAGTGAAAATACCACTACAGTTTTATCTTTGAACCAATGGTCGCTATCATATGTTTTATATTCGCCATCAATTCTCATCTTCCATTGAATAAAAGGTACGTTATGTCCTTCTTTATGTGCCATATTTTTGTTCTCCAGTTATAATGTTGTTATTTATTATGACCTTTCATGCTCAAACAAATATCATAGAATTCTTGTTTTAGAGCAGGATCTCTTTCAAAGCCACCTAGCATAATTGCTGTTGTCATGTCTGACTCGTGTTCACGTACACCTCTGTGAGTCATACAATGATGTTCTGCTTTTACTACCACTGCTACATGTGGAGTTTTAGCATATCTTTGTAATTCTTCCGCAATCTGTGTGGTCATTTCTTCTTGAATCTGCGGGCGTTCAGCAATATGATGTACTAGTCTATTAAACTTTGATAATCCAATTACTTCGTCTTCTGGTACAATGCCTACCCATGCTTTGCCTACAATGTTTTGAAAATGATGGGCACAGGTTGACCTAATAGTAATAGGACCTGATGTATATAAACTTTTATATCCCATATTTGGAAAACTTGTAACACGTGGTATAGGTTGAAACCTCCCGCCAAATATTTCTTTTACATACATTTTTGCTACACGTCTTGCGGTATCATTTGTATTATGGTCGTGTTCAGTGTCAATTACCAAACTTTCCATAACTTCTTGTAGTTTACCTTGAACTTCATCTTGTAGTTGATCTAGTTCACCTTCATGAATAAACTCAGATATATTATCATTACAATGAAATCTTTTGTTCTTTGCTTTGATTCTTTCTTTAATTACTTTACTTATTTCCATTTTTTATTTCTCCGATGTTAAGGCAGTGGATTGCCATTTAGAAAGTTTCAGTTGCTTCATATAGTCTTTTGCCATTAAAGAAAGATGAAACTTTGTCTGTTAGTTTGTTACATACTGACTCATAATCATTTAACGTCATCATTTTATTAATGTGTTCCATTAGTTCAGTTTTATGTTCCAAATAGTTTTCCCATGAACTTGTCCATTCACTAGGATATAATACTTCAGGTGTTGCCATTTCGCTATAACTTAACCTATCTGGTACTAATGGTAATGTTCCTACCAAAGCACCTTCATACCAACTAATACCAAGTGTTTCTTGTAGGTTGGCACTAAACACTAGTTTACTTGTAGCAAGTAATTTATGATATTCGTCTTTTGTTAGTTGCTTTTCTTGAGCAACTATCCAATTATATTGTGGCATACTTTCTGCCAAATCTTTAAAAATGTTTAACTGTTTTTCAGGAGCCAACCTGTGTGGAAATACAATGTTATTGTATTTAGGTGCTCCAGCATATGGCTTTAATGTATCTTCTAAATATTCCATAGGCCATCCAACTAGTTTAATGCTATGTAATAATTGTCTATCAATGTCTCTATCATCATTCCAAAATGTATTTGTAAACATATCTATATGAAACTTTGTAGCAAAGAAGTTGTCATCATAACAATTATACATGCTCATCTCAGCATTTCTAACCCAAGGCTTATCGCCTATTAATCTACCCAAAAAGTCTGCTGGATCATAACTGCCGGCGTGCCACATGCCTCCTATTTTAATTTTAACACCTAATAATTCTGCCATATACTTTAATTGTATAACAGTAGGATTCCAAGCATCAGTATAAAGAAAGTAATCGCCATCTTTAATTTTACCATCACAAAACATTTTTCCTATTTGCTCTAGTTGATTACTTTTGTAAACATTTGTACCACCAAAGTTTAAAAATGCTCCTGGTGTTGTTGCCTGAGGAGTTTCACCACCACTAATAACAATTACATCATCTGTATTATGATGTTCTGCTAATTGCTTTGGTAAGTGCTTTTTCCACTGTGATGTGTAACGAGTGTCTACGGCTTCAATGTCTACAATATAAACAGTCATTATTTTCTCATCATACCGTGTACGCCAGGTGCTCCATCATTGTCTTTAAGTTCTGCTACCTTTTGTTCTGCTTGTTTTAGCATAGTTTGAGTAGCATTAAGAACTTCAATAGATTTTTCTAATTCGGTTAGTATGGCTTTGGATATACCTAACATCATAGGACCGTGTTCTTTAAGTCCTGCCCAAAACTTCTTATAATCATCGCCTTTATAATTGTCTGCTTCAATTAATAAATTTTGAAAGTCTTGAATAATTTTATGCGGATCTTTACCTACGTCTGTTTTTTTAACAGTCTTAGGCGTTGCTACTTTTTTTACTTTTTTTGTTTTCTTTGTCATTTGTTAAGTCCTAATAATGTTTCTATTTGAGTATCATTAAATTTAATCAGTATAGCATCTTCCATGTCATCTGTCCAACTACTGTCATCCCATACAAAATCTTTACCGTATGTATAACCATGTTTACCAAGTTGATTACATACCTGACCAACAGCATCAACTAATGTATAGTTGGCATTAAGAGCACCGCCTTCAATACTATTGCCATTAGCATCAGTGTTCCATGGATGCCTGTTACTAAATCTAGAAATCTGTAAATTTAATTCTTTACTGTACATCACGTCCATGTCCATATTGAACAAACGATCCGTTTTCTCCATCTTCAGAAACATCAATCCAAATAGTACGACCAGGATAGCGATCTGCTATTTGGCTATGTAAATCATCACAAATCATTTCACACGATTTGTAATCAAGTTCTAATGTTTTTTCAGCATATAGTTTTTCTAACCATCGCTTAAATTGGATAAACTCAATATCTCTGTCATCATGAAATACTTCTATCCAAACTTTAAAATGAAAAATATGTCTATGAGGATAACCTAAGAAACTAACATCATATTCGTCACCTGTTGCTAGTTTTGGATCATCTAATGCCGCAGGATATTTATGTATACCTTCTTTTCTAAAAGTTACCCAGATCATCTTTTTAGAGTTACTACGAGTTTCAGCAATACTTTCTTTTAGTGCCTGTTGCCTCATAGGACTATCATCAATGTTTACTACGTTTTCTTGGCTCATTTTAGTTCCTTTACTTTAAGTTAATATAATAACAGGTTGTGCTATTAAAGTCAACCTTTTAATATAATTTAAATTCATATCCAATTGTAATCCCCCAATTATTGTCTGGAGAAGTTTCATATGAAGGTGCCAAATACCAACTGTCTTTTGTTACTCTCGTCATTGGCACAATTTTCTCTCCACTGTATCCTGTTACTAATCCAATTTCCAATTCCGAATTAAATGGTGTATCAAACTTTCTTCCAATATAAGCACCAACATTTGATTCGCTGTTATAATAAACTCCTGCTATTGTATTATCAATTGTACATCTAGCATGTGGGTGAACAGCATTGTAATCTCCTTCTAGTCCAACGTGTAGCGATAACGCCACTAGCAAAGATATACAACTCACTTATTCTTCCATTTTAAGTAAAACAAGTCTAGCTCTTGATCACCTGCTAAGTATATCTTTCCAACTCCGCCTCGTCTTCTTCCAGGGTTTCCAAATTTAGAAGAAGAAAAATCTGTATCAAAGCACCAACTACTATTACAAGCATAACTCCTTTTGTAATCATTATACCAATAATACTCGATTGACGGTCCCCAGGTTTCCCAACACCACGCTCTCACCTCCAAAAATGTATGGGTTGGGATTTGTATTTGGTAATCAAACTCACCATAGAGTTTGTTTCTGCCGTCAATCTTTCTTATTTTGTGCCAATTATTTTTAGGTCCTAATACTGGATATACTGATGTCATATGGTTCCTCATCTTTAACGGGCCTAAGAAATTCACTAAGTAGTTTCTTGTTGTAATCTTAATCTGTTAATTTTATCTTTGATTGCTAATTTTTCTTTTTTCAATTCTACTAGATCGTATTTGCCACTTGTTGTGCGATCGTTTGCTCTACCCTTTTCCAAGTCAGTAGTTAACCTGTCGAGTTGCTTGTGTTTTTCTTGTAACTCTCTTATTTCAGTTTTATTTTTCATTCTATCTCCTTGTCTTTAGTGTATTTGTCCCAACTAGTAAATTTACTGTGATCCATTAAGTCATGTAATGTATGACTCCATACACCTGGGTTAGTCTTATTATAGCCTTTGTCGTCTATTTTAATACAAGTATTATAATTCCATTGATTAACATATGGAATTACAACTCTAATTTGAGGAATAAAGTTATTAAATTCTGAATACCCGCCTTCTAACACCCATTCCAAATTAATAGTACTAGGTATATCTAAACTACAAAGTATTCCTTCTTGTAGAAATGCTTTGATCATTAATTCCCAATCTTCAAATTCGTCGTTTGTTTTAGGATTGTAACTATGGTTAGCACCAAAGAATATATGTTCACAGTTAAGATTTGTATACCAATCTTTAATAGTGTTATAGTCTTGTAAACCAGTAACAAACAATGTTTGTTTACCGTATGCTGGTGTTTTCTCTACTTCAATACCTGTAAAAAACTGTACGTTATCTTTTACTGTTCCGTTGTAATTTCTTTCCATAAGTCACCTATTCAAATAAAGCATTAAATTGTGAACTAGCATTAACAGTTTTCTTACCAATAGCACCCCTAGTTCCAGGTACCATCATCCAAAGTTTTTGATGTTGTTCAATAAAATCTAATGCTGTATCCCTATCGTCAATTTCAAATACTCGATCAATCACTTCACATACTGCTTGTCTTTCAAAAGTATCATTAACAAGCCAATTAGGATATGAACCATTATCCATAGCCTTGTTTGCTTCTTGTACAGATCTAATGTGTGTGTAAACATTATGATTCATCATTAAGAAATATGAGAAACTATCCCAACTAGTGTTGCCTTCTTTATTGTTTTTGTTTAAATCGCCTGGGCCATATTTACAAATATCATTAACTAGTAGTCCTTCACTTAATGGACTAGGATTCCAATTAGTGTGATGTTTAGTACATTCTTCGTCCCAAGGTCTAGTGTCTTTACTAAAGGCTTTATCATCTGGGGCAGGTTCCATAATATAAGACCATTTACCGTTGTGATCTAAACGCCAGTTTGTATATTGCTGTCCGTTGGCTGTACATAAAAATGGAGAAGCACAATCATATGTTACAGTAAAGTTTGGATTGTGATACTTTCGTATAGCACGTTGAACAGCCGTTAGCATAAGGCCCCATTCAAGTTTTGATGTTCCTAAGAAATGCATGAAGTCTTGTTTGCCTTGTTCGATTAAACCATCAAAACGTAATATTACTAATCGTTTAAGTGCTAAATGTATATCGCACATATTCTGTCCACCCATAGACCATCCATTAAAGTGGTTGTCTGGATAAACTTTAGGGTCACAAAAGTGTTTCATTTGCTCATACCAGTCATCTGCTTGAGCAAAGTTTTCACCTTGTAATACATTTAAAAATTTACAGTTACCGTTACGATTTTTAATGAAGTATTCATTGTTAAACTTTGTGCCATCGACTGCCTCTTGATAGGAACTAATTTGACTAGCCGTCGCACCTTCTGGAGAACGTGATACCCAAGCCGGAATATCAAGTACCATCCCATAGTCCATAAACTCGTCCATCCAAGCAAGAACTTGCTCACGTTTCTTTTGTGCTTTAGGACATCCGCTATTTGCTTTCCAGTCGCCTTCCCATTTGCCTTTACCAATTTGGAAGCCGCCGGAGTCACCTAATAACCAACTGTTGTCACGATCTCTGTTACGAGTCATGTCTTCTTTATCAACTTGTGTTAGTTCTAAATTGGCGTGTCCTGCCGAGTACAAACTCCATTTGTAATTCCACATACTAGCGGCCGGTTCTAACCAGTTACCACTTTCTACTCCACATGCCATATTCTTTGGCACTCTATCATGAGCAATATATTCTGTATAACGTTGTTTACCTATAAACGTAGAATAAAAACTACTGATAGCAGGCAAAAAGATAGCATAATCTTTCTGCTCTGTTGTTAGATTTGTGGGTAGTTCACTCAACGTCTTACCCCCTATTTGCTTTGTGCTGGTAAGATATACTCGTAAACAGCAAGTCCGCTATCAACATTAATTTGTGCCGCACCTTGGTCTGAAATCATCATTGTTTTATCGCCCGGCAGTTTTAAAATTTGTTGTATTTGTAATACTGGCCATGCCCAACCGTGTGTAAGTTTACCTTCCACATCTGGCTGAAATACAAAACTACCAGCATGTGTAGAATGGTCACCAAATACAAACTCTAAATTACCATTTGTAGTTTTAGCAATAAATGTTGACTCTTCTGAGTGTACTTGGGCCTGGTAAGCCAAACGTTGTATTGCCGCTACAGTTGGCTCTAGTGTTACTGTCCATTCAACGCCTTTAAACTTAACTGATTTTAGTTTTTCACTAATAAGTTCACTAGTCATAAACCTGTAGTCATTGTTAAAGTCGCCACCCTCGTTTTCAAAGTGAATGCCTACTGGAACTTCTGTCCCATTACGCTCTTGCTTTGTTAGTTCTAGTTTAGCATTGTCCTTGTAAACTGGAATTTTTAATAGCAAGTCTAGTTTATTTAGGTTTGGCATACCAAACGTACCCATAAACTCTGCTATTGGGTTTTTAAACTTTGCTTTAATAATAACACTACGGTCTTCGGCTAAACCTTCTAGTACTGTTTCTTCGTCTGTACCTTCTACTTTAACTAGGTCAATAAAACCCAATCCGTGTGTATGTTGTACGATGTCTTGTAAATAATCTTTCATTGATTTCTTCTCCATTTATATTGTATTATAACTTGTTCGTATATTAAAGTCAAGTCTTTTTTCGATGAATTTTATTCAATTCAACGGCTTTTTCTAATAACGATAAATCTATTCCTAAATCTGTCGTTTCATTTAATAAGGCGTTAGTGTCTTTTGGAAAACAATGTCCTCCCCAACCAAACTTACCATCAGGACCAGGAACCATTGTATGTCCTGACCCAATCCTTGGATCCAATCCTAATAGATTGCTTACTGTATCGTAATTGGCTCCAGTTTTGCTACATAGTTCAAATAGTTCATTAAAGAACGTTAGTTTTGTTGCTAGGAAACTATTAGCAAAATACTTCACCATACTTGCTTCTTCGAGTGTACAAGTGTGTATATGCTCTACTAATGGCAGACTTTGTCTTAACATATCTGCCCAAAACTTTGTTTTATCTCCGCCTAGTATACAATACTTTTGATTAACAAAATCTTCTAATGCTGTTGCTTCTCTTAAAAACTCCGGATAGTATGTAATTGATTGTTTGTTCCATGCTTTATTATATTCTTCCATCCGTGCTAACGAACTCCATGGTACTGTACTTTTAATTAAAATTGGCAAATCAATTTCACCAGTACTAGCATCTTTTAATACATTCCAAATATTACTATCATCACAAGAGCCGTTTTCTGCTGGCGGTGTGCTAACAGCAATTATAAGCCCATCTGCTGTTTTAATATGGTCTTGTAATTTGTTATTGTTTAGTCTAGGGTCTACAGGTATTATCTCATGATGTTTTGATAATAGTTCTCCAATAGCACTTCCTACAAAGCCATATCCTGCTATAATTAACTTCATACAATTTCCTTAATATATTCTTTTACATTGTATTTAGGTCGCCAGCCTGTTTTTACTAGCACTTCTATGTCCGCAACATTCTCTGATGCTTCACACGGGTCTCCATCTTTTAAGGGAACATTAATATCAAAACTACTAGCAAGTTCGTTTATTTTTACGCCAATGCCTGTGCCAACATCAACAATACCGTTTAACTCACTATTACCTAAACTTTTAATAATAGCATTACATATATCATCTACATGGATAAAATCTCTTGTATGATTAGTTACATACTTTAATGTTTTATCTCTAATACGACCTATTAACATATCTCCTCTGCTACCTGGTCCATACACGGTTGTGAATCGCATACCTAAACTACGTTTAGGTGCTACTTCTTCCATAGCCTTTTTACTTGTACCATAAGGAGAAAGCCACCATTTTTTAGCACACGAACTACTAGCATATATAATTCTCATCTCATATAATGATGCTAAGTTAAATAGACGTTTACTTAATTCTACGTTATTATACCAATACTTTTCTGGTTCCTTCAAACTATTTCTAACATTGGCATATCCAGCCAAGTGTACAACAGCATCACAACCTTCAGGCTCCCACATTGAGATATCTCTGTTCTTACTAATGTTTCTATCCCATTCTATTACGTCGTGACCAAGGTCTCTTAGTAGTTGAGTTAGCCTACTACCTATAAAACCTTTGCTACCTGTTACACTTACTTTCATTTTATTCCTATTCAAAATCAAACAACGAATCAAATGTTGTTGACATATTTGTATCACTTTCTAAATCCCAATCTAGTACACCTAGTAAGTTATCTACTTTACTTGTTATTACACTTTGTTCCATTTCAGCATCGTTAAATGGTAACTCTTTAAACCATTGTGGCAAGTGTAGTTGATCTGTTGGATATGCTACACTTACAAAGCCTAATGGATTTGGTTTCAGTTTACAAACAATTACTTTTTGCCCATCCATAATTTGTTCACTGTACTTGTCGTGATTCATTCTACACAAAGTATTCCAGTTCATACTTGCTCTAACATGCCCTGGCATATTTGTTTTACCTTCACGTCTTTCTGCTTCAGTAAACTTTGTTAAATTATTACAACGTTTGGGTGAACCTTTTTCCCAAGCAGGCCTGTGTTTAAAGTCTTGCTTAAAGTTTTTAATTTTCTCAACAACTTGTTCTCTGTCGTCGCCTGTAAGTACACCTAGTAAAATATCACTTAAAAAGTCTTGTATTACTTTTGGTGTGTCACTACGTTTTAAGTCTAAGCCCATTGCTTTTACTTTGCCTGGCTTGCCATGTTGATCTAAACGTGTTCCTTCTAAATCATATATTAATGCCGCATAACGTTTCTTAGTAATATACAAACCTTTTTCAGCAACTATTTCTCTGCCACCTTGTATAATCTCACCATTAGAGCGAGGGCAGTTAAAGGCTTCCTTCATATGCTTTGGAAACTCTACGTTCATCCTTTCAGATATGTTGTCATATAGTTTAACAGCCATATCTTTACCCCATTCCATTTCACCTTTTTCAACAGCATCTTTAATTACTGGCCAAGCACTAAAATATACAGAGTCTGTATCACCATATATAATACTCTCACCTCTATGATCAAACTCACCTGTTATCATTTCATTAGTCTTAGCACTCATAAACTTAGCAATAGTTCTACCTGTTAGTGTTGTACTCTGTCCAATACGTTTATCAAAGAATCTACAACCTGGATTAAGAATAGCACCATACAAACTATTTAGGTTAATCTTTTTAACAAGTTGCCTTTTGTCAAAGAATGCTTTTTCAGCCGGAGTAGTTGCTGATGATTTAAGTTTTTGTATATCTTGTCTTTCCTTGTACCAACGTTCAAGTAGTCCTGGAATAATACCTTTTTGTTCATTTGTAAATATTGTACCATTAGCACTTAGTATCCATGGTTTGCCTTCTAAGAATATCTTCTTATAGATTTGAGCACCTGTTAATATTTCATTAGGAGCATTTTCCCATTCAACAACAATCTCATCTACTTTGTCTTGGTCCATAACCATTTGATATTCTGTGCTACCAAACTTGCCCTCCCATGCTTCAGCAAATGATTTCTTCTTTCCCATTGCCTCATTAACATGAGCGTCATTATAATCAGGTCTAAGTTGTCCTACGATAGTTGCTGGATCCATATTCAATGCTCTAATGGCACTTGGATATAGCGAATTAATATCAATAGCACCAATCCAGTCATGTAGTCCTTTCTTAGGATAAGCCACATAAGCACCAGCGGCCTGTGTATTACCTTCGTGCTTACGTCTATCTGGAACTACAAAGCCTTGTTCGTGTGCTTCATTGATAATTGCTTGTTCTGTAACAGCAACAGCACCCATTGTTGTTTGTATTAAAACAGTATTAGCATGAGCAAGTTCGTTGCTTAGATCAGCAAATTTAAGTTTCTCATCTAGTTTGTTAAGTAGCATTGTATCTTGTCTAGAATATTCAATAAACTTTTCCCAGTCGTTATTATATAATTGATCTAATGTTCCTGTGTACGGAACTTTTTGATCACCTAATTCATATTCACTAATCGCATCTAAAGAATAAGAATGCATCTCATGGTAGGTGTATTTTCGATACAGTTGCATATAGTCCATGTGTACACGGCCTATTAAATCAAATGTAATTTGTTCCTTACCAAATCTTTCAAACTTACGTTCTTTTGGAAACTGCCCAAACAAACAAAAACGCCTTGTGTCGTCTTTACTTAATACACGTTTAACTCTGTTAACCATGTACGGAATATCATAACCTTCACTATTCCAACCACTTAATACATCAGCATCTTCTATTAAGTCTAAAAACGATTTAAGAAGATCTTCTTCTTTATCAAATACAAATGTGTTATCAAACTTACTAACAATTTTATCAACTTCTTCTTTAGACATTCCTTTAGGCGGAACTAATAGTGTAACTAGTTGCTCTGCCCATTGTAAATATATAGAAATTGCTGTTACAGGATTAAACGGATCTTCTGGAGGACTAAAGCCTCTGCTAACATCAAAGTCTACCTCAATATCAAAAAATGCTATTTGTAGTTTAGGAGCATTTTGACCTAAGTAGTTTTCTTCCAAACATCTAAACACAGGATTCATATCTGATTCATATGTTTTAACATTTACATGAAGTGCTTTCTCTCGTCTAAAATCTTTGTTACTACGACATTGAATCCTGCTCACAGGATTACCGTATATACTTTTAAACTTACCCTTGGGGTCGTCATAGTACATTACATACTTTGCCTGATGCTCGTAATATTGTCGTTGTTGATTTTTATCTCGCTCAACGATGTGGATTCTATCTCGTTGTCGATCAAAGAAAGCGTCTACATACATTAATGTCTGCTCCTATTATAATAATTATCTAAACCCATGCCATGGCTACTAAGAATCCGAATACGTTAACACATACAAACCATCCAGTTAGTAGCATTACCCATGCCGCCCCTCTTCGAAATGAAGCATAGCATTGAGTAGTTGACCCAATAAAAAATAGCGGGTATATTAATCTTAAATCTGGGTCTAATGCTGTTAAGGCCAATGACAAACTAGCCGCAACAGTAAATATAAAACTTACAAGTTCAAACCCAAATGCTATTTTGTCACTGGTATATGAGTTAATCCAGAACCTTTTTATATTTTCCATTAGGCACGACCGACTGTTGCTAGAATAGTTTCTAGTAAGTCTTGGTCTGTACTAACCTCGCTAAAGTTTCCTTTGTGTGCTGTTCTAATTGCTTTTTTAAGTACAGCAGGTTTGATTTCGAATTCTTCAGCAATGGCTTTAACTGTTTCGTTTAAGCCAGCATTTAAATCTTCTACTTCCTGCATTACTGTCATGCCCTCATTAATAATTTGGGTTAATTTGAGTTTTTCGTCTTGATTGAATACTCTATCAGATGTCATTATATTTCTCCTTAAGGTTATTTTAGTTATAACTCATTACATTATACTACCACTTTCTGTAGAAGTCAAGTTCTTTTGTAGATAATTACATGTATAAATCAAATGGAGAATTATACATGAGTTTAAATATTGATGACTTTGGAAAGTTCAAAATCATACAAGATGATGGAAATTGGGTAGATAAAAATAGATTCATTTCTGTTATTGATTATTGGGCAAACTATTTTAATACAATGTCAGTATCAGGAACAGTTATACACAACGCTGGTGATCAACCAGATGTTAAATATGATCTTAGTAAAAAACTTATAGCAATTAAAGGCCATACAGGAATTAATACATTGGCTATTGTGTTCGCCGCGGCTAAATGCGGCCATACCCTCTATTTTGATAATGCTAATAATTTAACTAAAGCATGGTATAACAAAGTTAAGCCTAATGTACTAATGGTCGGCGATGGAGACATGTGTATGGAAGGCGGAAGATACACAAGTGGCGAAGGCTGTGTACGTTTGCTGTTTACTAGAAGATTTGAAGGCCTCACTAGCAGGTACATATATCCAAATAAAAAAGTGGCAGGAACCCATGTTTTAATTCACCATAAAGATAAAAAAGAAAGAAAAGTTACATTATCTAAATTAAATAAAAGTATTAGCGATTACAAAACGATGCCGGCTGTAGCATACATTGAAAATGATACAAAACATCAAGTTGATCAACTAGTAGATACTATTCTTCCTTTAATGCACTCAGGTGCTAAGATTGTATTACATACAAAAATTTCAGGCTTTGATCAAAGACAAGCACTAAAAGAACACAGACCAGATGTTATATATTGGAGTGAAGATATTCTTAAAATGGTTGAAGATAAAGAAAAGTTTTTAAGTGAATTAATTCCTGCTCCATTATTCGTCCCACATATAAGAAAAACAAAACAGGTAAAAGCATCTAAAAGTAAGTGAAGTGTGCTACCGTTTCCTTAATTAGTCCAAAGAATCCTTACATTGTTTGTTTACCCAATCTCGTTCAGGGTAGCACTTTTATGAACGGGTGACGAAAGATAACTAGTATTCCGACGCCTATCAATTACTTACTAACACACTCTATTCAAGCCAGGGTGTTGCAACACCCCAAATTAGTAAATCTTTGACCAACTTAACCGATTGGGCTAAATTCGTTGCTCTTCAAATGTATTTATACAAGTTGTCCAAAATGGTGCCCTATAAGGCGAACAGTATCAGGACCAAAATGATGAGCGTCTCTGGCATAGTCCCATTCGTCTGTAACTATTTTTAAACGTTCAGGAAAGTTGTTATCTAACCAATCAATATCTGCCCAGTTATCTTCTCTAATCATTAGTTTATCAGGTATGAAACTGTATATAAAGTTTAAACCTTTAGTACACTCTACTATTCTATTAAAGTTGAATAACATACGTTCTTGACATCTTTTATAGTTAGTATCGTCAGCATAAAACTTACCTTCCAAATTATATCTATGTAAGTAACTAAACATTACTAATACAGTTTTAGGCTTAAACTTATCCACACCCCACTCAACAATATCAGCAATAGTGTCGTTGCCAGCACCGTCCATGCCTAAGTTAATAACAGGCTTACCAATGTGTTGCGGCCATGCCTCCCATTCAGGACCACCGTGGTGTTCTGTAAAACTATCGCCAACCGCAATTATATCAGCATCGGGATAAGGTCCTGTTTGCCTAAAGCCGTCTTCGTTGTAAGTGTAATCAAAATCCTGCCATATATGATTTGCCCACCATTGAGCACCTTTGTGGCATTGTGCTGGACTATCTAAAGGATGTTTGTCTCCTAGTTTAGGAGTATAGGATGTATTCTTACGAGTTGCTAATTCTTCGTTGATCATATTAGTAATTAGTTAGTTAAACTGTATATTACTAATAATGTGATAAGAATGGCTAACACATAAGGCCATTTTGGTTTCGGTTTTTTATATATGGTTATACGTTCGGTATAAAAGGGCATGAGTTATATGGGTATTTAATTTTCTAGGTCTTTAGATACTTTACTTTCGAAACTGTCGTATCCGCCCCAGTCGTTGTCGTCTTGATATTCAACACCCATGTCATCGTCATAATCTGAACTGCTATGAGGATCGAAGTCGTCATCCTTGCCTAGTATTTCATCCATTAACTTATCTTGTATCCATTCATATGGATCACCGTCTCTGGCTTTCATAGTACCATAAGGCATATCCCCAGAGTTGCTATACAAGTCAAATAAATCTTGATAGAACTCTGGGTGATCTGATAAATCAAAATCTTCTGGGCTTCGTTTAAACAAAGCAACTTCTTTTGGGTGTGCTTGAAGTATGTCGTGTACACTTTGGTACGACTTTTCTTTAATCATATTATCACTTACCATTTTCATGTAAGTGTTCATTTCTTTTACTATGTTACTCATCAAATATACTCTCTGTCTTAGCATAAGGTTTTTTATTTTTAACTTGTGCTTTAGTTTTGTTGTTTTGTTCGTCCTTATCCTCAGAGTCCATGCCTACTGTAATGCCATAAGATTCGCCAAGTGCCCCTTTTACTAATTGTGGGTAATATTTTTTGTTGATGTTGTGATACATCCATTCACTATCCATAGTGTCTGTGTATCCTTGTTTTCTATTTTTAGCAATAACTAGTTCTACCATTTTAATTTCTTTAGGTGTGCCAAATGCTTTTGCTAGTAATAAGTTGTTTTCTGAATGATAGTTGTTCTTTTCATTGTCTTTATACAATTGCATTAATGCTTTGCCTTCAAGGCCTTTAGCATCAAAATCGTCTTCGTTCTTAATAGGTAGTTCAGGGTCAAATGCTTTCCATTCGTCATATGTTAAGTACATATCTGTATCTGGATCGTAGTACTTTCCTTCTACATTATCATAATAAACTACTTTGCCTGAACGTGTCATAATAGGACCTTCTAGCCCATCGCGTGGTTGATACTTTTCTCTATCTATATCTGGAAGTCTAGCCCAACCTTCGTTAGTTTTATGTAAGTAATGGTATAATGAATCTAGTTGCATTAATTCTCTTGGTGATAAATGATCACCTCTTCTTTTTAATTCATCAAATACAGCAATTTCTCTTTCTAGTTCTTCCCTATTCATCGCACCAGGATGTTTGCCTGATTGTGTCCACGGCGATCTGCTTGGGTCGATTTCTTTTATTAGATCTTTTGCTCTCATTTTTATTTTCCGTATATCTTTGTTTCTTCGTCCCAGTTAGCAATCATGCTCTTAAGTGTGTCTAACATTTTTTGTAAATCACCTGTGCCTACTCTATCACCAGTTCCCATTATTTCTTTACTAAATTTGTATCTTTGTTCAATTGCTACATTTAACTGACCTGCTGTTTTTATTAGCATTGATTTAGTATGATTAAGTTGACCTTTGTCTA